CCCAGCTTGGCCCCCTCTACCTGCTGTTTGATAGACTGCTCTTGCTCTTTCAACCGTATTTCATCCGCCTTGGCGGCGGCGTCGAGAGTGACCTTCTTATCTTTGATAGCAACTTCCTTCTCCCGAATCTCCAACTCCTTCTGCTGCATCTGAATGAGCGGGTCTTGGGCTTGTTGCGCGGCTTGCTGGGCTTGTGCCTCGGCCATGTCTTTCTGCAGGAGCTTGGCTGCTGCCATAGCCGCCAGTTGTGAGAGCTGGACTTCAACCTCTTTCGGAAGGCTGTTGGTCTCGCCGTTATCGTCTTCGGGCGGGGGAAGTGCTGCGCCAAGCTGCTTCTCAATTTCACGACGATACTGGAACGCTACATGCTCCATGACGTGTGCTTGCGCCGCAGCCTGAATGACTTGAGCCTGCGGGTTCTGCCCCATGATCGCGGCTAGCTTGGGGTCTCGCATAGCCGCCAGATGCACGGCCAGATGCGCCTCGTGGTCCTGATACATGAACGCTTTTACGGGCTTACCTCTGAGCACATTCATGTTCTCCGTCACCGGATCGGTCGGCTTCTGGTCGTCGTCGGTCGGCACCAGCTTGGCAGCGTTCTTGATGCCCAAGACTTCAAGCATCTGGCGGTGCAGGAACTTCAAGTCATAAATCTGCGGAGCACCTTGCGCCAGCTGCATCACCGCTTGGTACTGCACAACCTTCTGGCTCATCGTCGCCGCGTTGGGGTCAGAGACCGGAATGACCTCCACCATGTCGTAGTCCGAACGCTTGGCCTTGCGGTCACCCACCTCTGGCTCGTAGCTATACTCCTCGGGGGTGTTATCGCGGATGATGTCTTTGAGGAGTCTGAACTCCTGCTTCATCGCGTAGTGGATGCGAGCCTGAACAGCGCTCATGATCTTTAGCATCCGCTCCAGAATCGCCAGCGTGGTCCCGACGGGGGCTTGGGCAGACATGTCCGACACCTTCATATCCGCCGTAGCCGCGAAGCGCTGGGCATCTGCGACGATCTTGTCCATCAGCATCACGAGGGTCTGACTCGGTTCTTTATACGGCAGAGGCAGGATGTTGTCCCGCATGGTGCCGCTCGGTACATCGACGTCACGGAACTCGCCCGGAGCGATCGGTGTATCGTCACCCTTTACACGCAAACCACGAGACTTGAAGCCACCCGGGAGATTCGCCAGCGTACCCGCATCCACCAGTTGACGCATCAGCGAAGTAGCCGCGTTGGCGTGACCGCCGATCAGGTGAATAAGCCCGAAGCAGTAGAAGCCAAAGCCCGGGATGTAGCCGTAGTGCACGAAGTGTTGGCGCTTCTGTTTGGTCTCGTCGTCCTCCAGCCAGTTGCGACGGATAGCCAATACTTTCTGGGTGCCCTTCTCAATCGTCACGATATACGGCACGGCTACACCATCCATATTTTTGGCGTAGTTGTCCGTGAAGTCGTACATCTCCAAGTCCAGATCGACGCACATCTCCAGTAGCTGATAGCGATCGTCTACCTCGGCACTGAACCCTTGTTCTTCTGCCTTCTGCTTTTCGATGTCGTCCAGCACTCGCACGGGGTCGCCCAGATCACAGTCGCAGTAGAACCCAGCCACCTGTAGCTTGCGGAGCTCGTTCTTGGTCTTGCGCATCCGGTGGGTTACACGCGGGGTGCTATTAAGGTCTGACGCACCATAGGGCACAACTATGTCCTCGGCGGGCACGAACATGGAGACTTGGCGGTTGAGCGAGGGGTCGAAATACACCTTCTTGAACGCGTTACCCGCCAGACACAGAGCAAACAGCATCCGTTCATGCTCCGGGCGATACTCCTGCATCTTCTCGGTGAGCTGGTAGTTCATGTCCTCCTTAACCCGTACAGCGGCGTCTTCTTTCTCTTTTGTGTCCTTGCCGATGATCTGCGTCTTGACCGGGCCTGCTGCGGGGAACGTCTCCATGATGGTCTCGGACTGGAACTTAACCGCGCTCTCCATGATCATGGGGTGGAACACACCACAGGCACCAGCCCACGGCTCAGTACGCTCCTCATACTTCAGACCCAGCAGTTTTAGACCTTTGACGTAGGTCTCCATCCAGTCCTTGCGGCTACGAATATCGGCGTCGTAGTGGCCATATAGTTCTGCGGCCATCGTCTGCAAAGTGCCGTCGTCGATCTTCTCGGCAAGGTTCTCGCCAAACTCATCTTCTTCAGCCATTGTCGGCTGCTCGTCCTCGTCGCCCGGGAGCTCGATCTCGATCTCCACTTCAGCGTTCGGGATCACCAATGCGTCCAACCCTTGCGGGGCTTCATACAGCGCTTTGTCTATTGCCATTCTTCATCTCCTAATAGTATCCGGCCACTTTGCGCCGCTTAAATTCCCGCACTGGGTCCGGCTCGTCTAATTCAGCACGCAGGTATCCACCCTTGCGAAACCGCATTAGCGCAAGAGACACCGAATCCACAAAGTCATCATGCTCCCCCGAAGGAAAGCTCGCTACTTCATCAATTACTGCTTCCGCCCACGACATTGACGGAGCCCATACTCTACCCGAAGCAAACAGATCAGACACCGCATTAAGCCGAGAAATTTTATCGTTGCCTTTCACCGGCGTGAACTCCTGTACCGGCACCCCCATCGCCCGCAGCTCGTATATTAGCGGGGCTCCCGAGGCTTTTTTCTCAATAATGATGGAGTCAGGATTAAACTCCTGCATCTGCTCCAGCGCTTTGCGTTTCAAGGCCGGGAACTCCAGCCTATCCCTGAACGCATCGAGCATTATGATGTTGGCTTCCGGCTTCCCGGTGTTTGGGTCGTCATGGTAGAACACTCCCCACGTCGTACATGCCGAATAGTCCGCGCGGTTGCTTTTCTCGAACGCCGTATCCCATGCCTGTAGCACAAACTCGCAATGAGGCGGGTGCTCTTCCTCCCAAGTCCGCCACCACTCGCGTTTCACAATGGCCGACGACTCGGATACCGGGTTTTGCTGGTACTGGGCCTGCCATTTGCTGTTCGGAAGTTCTTCTTTGAGCGCCAGCAGCTCTTCCAGACTCCAAAACTCCGGCCACAGCGGTTTCGGCGGGTCACGATCTTCAAATAACGCGGGGAACTCAATAACTTCCCACTCATCCCCGCCCCGCAGGGCAGCAGATTTGAGCACTTGCCCCGTCAAGTCCCGCTTCGACCACCGAGTCATCACGATGACAATAGCCCCACCCGGCTGCAGACGCTGCCGTGGGCCCGAGGTATACCACTCGTATGTCTTATCGTAGATGTCCGGGCTGGTTTCCGCAAGGGCTGCCTCTTGCTCCGAATGTGGATCGTCAATAATCAACAGATCAGCGCCCTTACCGGTCACCGCACCGCCCACACCGATAGCAAAATAGTCACCACCCTTGTTGGTGGCCCACCTACCCGCCGCTTTTGAGTCCACTTGCAACCCCAAACCGGGGAAAATCTTGGTGTAAATCTCTTGATCCACAAGGTTTCGCACCTTCCGACCAAAACCCACGGCCAATTCCGCCGTATGACTAGCCTGAATTACCTTTTTGTGCGGATATTTACCCAAGAACCACGCGGGGAGCAGGTAAGACGCGAACTCAGACTTGGTATGCCGGGGTGGCATGTTGATAATCAGGCGTTTTATCTCGCCGCTTGCCACCCGTTCAAAGGCGGAAGCCATCTTGGCATGGTGCCGACCACTAATAAACGTCGGCCACACTGTTTTTACAAACGCAAGGAACCGGGTTTGCGACAGCTGTTGGGACTTTAAGTCTTGCAGCTTCTCTAATTCAGCGAGGAGCTTCTCCTGTTCCGCCGTAGACAGCAGCGGAAGTATGGAAGGTATATCTTTCAGGGATATATTACTGAGCGCTTGCGCTGCCGTTGTCATCAACAGGGGCCTTTTGCGCAGGTTCTGCGTTCAATCCATCCATCAACGGCGGTGCTACATCTCCCGCCACACCCAGCTGATCATCCAAGTCCACACCGATCGGAGTTACGTCAACAATATCAGCATTGAGCAGCCGCTTGACCCGCTCCTTGATGGCGTTCTCAAGTTCCGTTGGGTCTTTGTAGTTGATCGTAATTTCGCTGCGCTCAGTGAAGAGGCCAATATCGCTGTGTTTACCCAGCAACTCAAGTGCTTTCAATTCGTAGCGCGGATCGCCACAGTTGGCAATTTCCATTAGCTTATTCGTAATGGCAGAACGTGCCTGCGCTGCGTTCATAGCCAGCTGCTGACCATAGGTTCGCAAAAACGCCGCCGCCGCAAACGCAGTATTCGGACTGGCCAAATGCTTAGTCTGGCGATTTTGTACTACTTGCTCGATCAAGTTCTTCTCTCTTTCCTCGGTAAACGCATCGACGTCCAAAGATGCACCAAGGGCAACTTGCGCTTCTACCGTGTTCGCAGCAACAGCTACTTCTTCGGCAAAAGTAGAGGCTTCCTGATCGTCCGTATCAAACGGAATAGGATGCGTGTTATCAGGCTCTAGGTTGACTACGGGCATGCAAGAGACAATCTGTAACGACGTATGCCCCGAGTATATACAATAAATGCAATACGAAAGGGAACATTCCCAATTTAGGTACGATCGTTCCAAAAACTGGCAGGAGGTTAGGAGTCCCTAACGGGGGGTATTCTATATTGAGGGGGTGGGGGTAAGACTGTGGGTATTTTAGTAGGGAGTAGTTCGAGAAAAAATATAAAAATGTGTGCTTGACTGTGTGGATTGGTAAGTAGAGCCGGTGCCTGACACCCCTAAACTGATGGCGGGGGGTGCCGGGGTAGTGGGGTAAGCGCTTCGGCTAACATTGTTATCCTCGGTTTATTGTTTCCTGATTGTATCACAATGTGCTATAATAGACCCATGCGAACGAAAACAATCGGACGCATGAACGAAACCCTTAACCTGATAACCGGAGGCTACACAATGGACACAATCGTTATTGACGGCAACAGCGTTACCCTTGAGACCCTGCGCGCTGGGGTAGCCGAGGCGGTGAAGCGGGCATACGGCGCAGAGCGCCGTTACGCGGAGGCGCTAAACGCGGTGTTTTCGTTTGACTGGTTTGAGATTGAAGCATCAGATACCAGCGAAACCGCAAAGCAGGTTCACGCTGAGAAAAAGGCCCTCTATGCCGAACTCAAGAGCGCCGAACACTCTAACCCGAGCACGGTATGGGCACGTGTCCGCAAGTATGGCAAGGAGGCACGGCACGGCGTGCCGGTAGCGGGTGAAGGTGCCGAGGCAGGCGCAGGTGAAGGTGCCGAGGCTGGAAGCCGTGACCGTGACCCGATCACACGCAACGTAGAGGAACTGATCGCGCTGTATAAATTCAACACCCGGCAGGATTCTCTGCCCGCCAAAGTGACCGAGGCCCAACATCATATCTGCATGGCGCTCACGGCGCTGGGTGTCGATCTCAATATGATCAGCGCCTAACAATGTTAGCCCGACCCCCGCGCAACGCGGGGGTTTTCTCTTTTGCCCGCCTCGTGCGGGCTTTTTCTTTTGGTGCTCGGCTGCGCCTACTCTGCGCGGGGCTAACAATGTTAGGCCAATTCTTCGCCGGTATCTAATTTGATCACCCCGCTTGCCCGCGATGAT